AGATGTATTAACTTCTTACTTAAACACCCAGAACTAGTATCAACAAATACTAACTCAAGAAGTATCACCACATTCTTTAACTCAATCTCATCATTAAATTCATTTGATAGTGAGTTAGGTTTAATTCAAATGATAGGTGAGGGTAGTGTTGGGCCTGAGTTCACAACTATGTTCACAATGTTTATTAATAATAAATTAGATAAGATTATCTCACCAGAAACTATTATGACTCATGAAAGTGAGGAGTATGTTTTGAATACTTTAAAAGGTATTATTGGTAAGGGTGATAAATATAGAGCAGATTTAGCATCAATTTTATCAACTCGTATTGTTAACTTTAGTTCATATTATGCTAAGAATAATAAAGTTGAGAAACCGTATATTGATCGTTTAGCGTTTTTAATGAATGAAGAGTTGTTTGCTATGGATTTAAAATATAAAATTGTAAAAACAACTTATAATAACAACCCATCAGCTTTCAAATCATTAATGTTAAATAAAACTTTAATTCAATTTTTAACTAAGTAATTATGAAAAATCAAAATATAGGACATTTAACAACTGTTAATTCTGGTCATCCTCACCGCGTTGAAATATTTAGTGTAGGCTATGAATTAATAGGAGGAATCATACCAGAAGGTTATCAAACTAAAATCAAAAATTTCTTAAATGAAATAAAAGATAATAAATTAACTGATAATAGCACAGTATATGTTACCCCATTATCTGAGTTGCCATCATATAAGCTTAAAAATTATATTGAGGAAAATAAGTTAAATATAACTACTGCTCGTAAACTTGAAAAATTAGATACTTTAATTATTAATAAAGAATTTATTGAAAACCATTACCATAACATTACAGTATGGGATCGAAAATCACAAACACATTTAACTAATCATATAACTGACTATTTAGTATTTCCAATAAATGTTTTAATAGAAGATCCTAAATTTAAAAAACATATCAATCCAATGGGAAATAAATGGAATGATATAACTGTAAAAGGAAAAAAACATATTACTCATTATTGTGTGTCAATAGATGAATATAACATTATATGTACTAAAATTCCTCACTTCCAAACTATTAAAGATAAAGCTACAATACATAGAGGAATTAGACTTGAAGGTTCACACGGTTCTAAAAAAGCATTTGATAGTTTAGAGTTTTATCTTAACTTATTAGATAATGTTAAAAAACATAATTTAAAAGTTGTATTTGATTCAAACGTAAATGAAGATATTAATAAAGGATTAATTATTGATTTTGATATATTTCAAAATTTATATGGAATGTTAAAAAGTACTGATACTGGTAATTGGGAGGTAGCAAAAGAAATTATTGCTAACTGTGAATTTGAAGCATCAAAATCTTATATTATAGCTTTATATAATATGTTTATGGATTTACGTAAAACAAGTCCTAATAAAAATTATAATTTAGTTAAAAAAGTATTAGATACTAAAAAATTAGGTATAAGAATACAATACAGAGGATATGTCCCAGCATTTGAATCATTGTTAGCACATTTTAGTGATAAATGCCCTGAGTTGATTCCACAACTAATGCCTTGTTTAATTTATCGTATAAACGACTTAGCTAAAAAAGAAGTAATTAAAGAGATAACACTTGCCTAATATTTATATGTAAACAATATTAATGGCTAAAGTAGTACTTTTAAGTTGTACCAAATCAAAAACTAAACATGCAGCTCCAGCACAGGAGCTGTATTCTGCTTCTCCAATGTTTCAAAAGACATTAGAGTATGGTAAATCACTCAAACCAGATAAAATGTATATCTTATCTGCTAAACATCATTTAGTTCCTTTAACTAAAACATTAGAACCTTATGATAAAACTCTTAAGGAAATGCCTAAAGATGAGAAAGAAAAATGGGGTGAAGAAACAGTTAAGCAAATGAAATCATCAGGTATTAATCCTGAAAAAGATCAATTTATATTTTTAACAGGAAGTGAGTACATGAAGCCATTAGCCAAATACATCCCAGATGGTAATATAGAAAAACCAATGGAAGGTAAACGTTTTGGAGAACGTTTAAAGTGGTTAAATTCACAAGTACAAAAATTAACTGAAGCATTTAAACGTTTAAAAAATCTTATATATGAAAGTCTCAAAAAATAAACTAAACGAATATATTCAATTATACTTAAATGACTTAGAAGACTATGGTGATAGTCAAGCTGATTTATTAATAGCTGAATCAACATTAAACACATTTAAGTTGTTATTAGTTGAATCTAATCAAGATGTTCCAACATTGCTACGTGAAGCCATAACAAAATCAGAACATGAACAACGTGAAGTGTTTGAAGATTTCTTAGATTATCTAGAAAATATATAACACTTATTTGGCTATTGGGGATAAGGATGTTATATTTAATAAATAAATTAATAACATGAAAGAAGTAAAACCATTAGTTGTAGATGAAACATTAAAAACAAAAAAATTCACATCACCTGACGGTACTATACGTCATATCAAGGATGGTAAGTTACATAACTGGGAAGGCCCAGCATTAATTACACCTGAAGGTAAAGAAGAGTATTATATTAATGGAGTTCAACATACTAAAGATAGTCATAAAAAAGCTAGAAAAGATGGTGTTGGTTTACCATGGTATAAGTCGGGTGTAGCTAAACAAAGATTTTAATATGAAAATAGGATTTTGTGGAACAATGAGTGTAGGTAAGTCTACACTAGTAAATACATTAAAGGAATTACCTGAATTTAAAGATTACTATTTTGCTACTGAACGTAGTAAATATTTACGTGATCTAGGTATTCCATTAAACACTGATAGTACATTAAAAGGACAAACAATATTCTTAGCTGAACGTTGTTCTGAATTAATGAGAGAAAATGTTATTACTGATAGAACAATTATTGATGTAATGTCATTTGCTAAATGTGCTGAATCAATTGACGCTGATGATAAAGTAGCATTTACTAAATATGCTGCTCCATTAATTTGGGAATATGATTATATATTTTATGTATCACCTGTTGGAGTTGATATTGAAGATAATGGGGTTAGAGAAACTAATGCTGATTATCGTAAATTAATTGATATAACTATTAGAGGTACTATTAATGAAAATTTAAATCATATTCAAAACTTTGGTATTATAGCAGGTGATACTGAAGGAAGAATAAAACAAATTAAATCTTATCTAGGTTTTTGATATTTATACGCAAAAACTAAACACAATGAAATTATCTAAATTAAAAAAGTATATTGAAGAAAACATCGTTGAAATCTTAGGTGAAGCAGATATTGATGTCCCTAACCCAGCTGCATTAAATTCTCAATCTAAACAAGCATTAATCAATAAAGCTAGAGCTACAACTAAAAATCCTAAATTAGGAACAGCTGATGACCCAGTAAATTTCTTTGAAGCTAAAAGTAAAGATGAAGATGAAGAAGTAGAAGATACTTATGGTAAAGAAGATGAAGATGATAAGAAAGACGCTAAAATAGCTAACGCTGAACCTTCAAAAGCTGAACTTAAAAAATTAGATAAAGAGTTTAGTTCAACTAAATTAGCTAAATCATTATCACCCGCTGATAAAGAAAGACTAGACAAGCTAGAGTCAGGTATTAAGAAAAAATTAGCAAACCCAACAAAAGAAAATATCGAAATTGTTAGACAACTTATCAAGAAACCAGAAATTAAAAAGTTGTTTAAAGATGGAGGTAAAGATCTTAAAGCATTAATATCTGATGTCATCAGATAATACCTCCCTTTAATAAGGGTTACCTATGAGTCAAGACATAAAACAAATAATTCGTGAAGAATACCTGAAGTGCGCCTCTAACCCGGCGCACTTTATGCGTAAATACTGCTACATCCAACACCCACAACGTGGTAGAGTATTATTTAACTTATACCCATTCCAAGATAAAGTACTTAATTTATGGAAAGATAATCCATATGATATAATACTTAAATCAAGACAATTAGGTATATCTACTCTAGTAGCGGGTTACTCATTGTGGTTAATGTTATTTCAACAAGATAAAAACATCTTATGTATAGCAACTAAACAAGAAACAGCTAAAAACATGGTAACGAAAGTTAAATTCATGTTTGAAAACTTACCTTCTTGGTTAAAAATCACAGCTGAAGAAAATAATAAACTAACATTACGACTGAGTAATGGCTCTCAAGTTAAAGCAGTATCAGCAGCAGGTGACGCAGGTCGATCCGAAGCTGTTTCTTTGTTGATTATAGATGAGGCAGCATTTATTGATGGTATTGGTGAAATATGGGCTTCCGCTCAACAAACCTTAGCTACTGGAGGAGGAGCAATTGTATTATCTACTCCATATGGTACAGGTAACTGGTTTCATCAAACATGGGTTAAAGCAGAAGCAGGTGAAAACCAATTTTTACCTATTAAATTACCATGGTATGTTCATCCTGAACGAGATGAAGCTTGGAGGAAACGACAAGATGAATTATTAGGTGATCCTAGAATGGCGGCGCAAGAATGTGACTGCGATTTTAGTACATCTGGTGATGTAGTATTCTATCCTGAATATATAGATTTTATTTCTCAAACATATATTAAGGATCCCTTGGAGAGGCGCGGAGTCGATCATAACTTATGGATATGGGAACCAGCAGATTACACCCGTAGTTATATGGTTGTAGCTGACGTAGCTCGAGGAGATGGTAAAGACTTTTCAGCGTTTCATATTATAGATGTTGAGACAAATACTCAAATAGGTGAATATAAAGGACAATTATCACCTAAAGAATTTGGTTATTTGTTAGTAGCGATAGCAACAGAATATAATGAAGCGTTATTAGTTGTTGAAAATGCTAATATAGGATGGTCAACAATTGAAGCAGTCCAGGAAAGAGGATATAGAAATTTATATCATTCTCCAAAAAGTGAAACATTAAATGCTGATTCTTATTTAGATAAGTATGACGACCCATCAAAAATGACACCTGGATTTACAATGTCTTTAAAAACAAGACCACTTGTAATTAACAAATTCAGAGAATATATTGGAGATAAAAGTGTTATCATACAATCTAAACGATTATTAGAAGAAATGAAAGTGTTTATTTGGAGAAACGGAAGACCAGAAGCACAATCAGGATATAATGATGATTTAGTTATGAGTTTTGGAACAGCAATGTATGTAAGAGACACAGCTCTTAAATTTAAAACACAAGGAATGGATTTAACTCGTGCTATGCTTAGTAATATTACTGTAGTTAAGACAAACCAACAGGGTATTTATGGAGCTAGTTTTAATAATAATCCATATAAAATGGATTTTGGACAGGGAGCTGAGGACATTAGCTGGTTATTATAATATTTATATATATAATTTAATATAAAATGGCAGATACAAGTGTATTTACACGACTAAGACGATTATTCTCTACTGATGTTATTATCAGAAATGCTGGAGGTAACGAACTTAAAGTAATGGATGTTAATAGTATTCAAGCTACTGGGGAATATCAAACTAACTCACTAATAGACCGTTATAGTCGTATTTATTCTAACAATAGTACATCACTTTATGGTGCTCAATTAAATCTTAACTGGAAGTATCTGCGTACTCAAATCTATTCTGATTATGACGCTATGGATACTGATGCTATTATCGCGTCTGCTTTGGATATAATCGCAGATGAATGTACTCTTAAGAATGATATGGGTGAGGTACTTCAAATTAAAAGTAGCGACGAAGATATACAAAAAATATTATATAATCTATTCTATGATGTGTTAAACATTGAGTTTAACTTATGGTCTTGGATTCGCCAAATGTGCAAGTATGGTGATTTTTTCTTAAAATTAGAAATAGCAGAAAAATTTGGTGTATATAATGTTATACCTTACACCGCTTATCATATTGCTCGTGAAGAAAATTATGACCCTAACAACCCAGCTGAAATAAGATTTGCTTTCAGCGCAGACGGATACTCAGGAGGCACAGGATTTTACGGAGTAACAGGTCAAGGTAATTACTCTTCTAATAAACAAGACAATAAAATATATTTTGATAACTACGAAATGGCTCACTTCAGATTAATTACTGATGTGAATTATTTACCTTATGGTCGTTCTTATTTAGAACCAGCACGTAAGTTATTCAAACAATATATTTTGATGGAAGATGCAATGTTAATTCATCGTATTTGTCGCGCCCCAGAAAAACGTATTTTCTATATTAATGTTGGTTCAATTCCCCCAAATGAAGTAGAAAACTTCATGCAGAAGACTATCAACACAATGAAGAAAACCCCATTAGTTGATCCTCAAACTGGTGAATATAACTTAAAATACAACCAACAAAATATGTTGGAAGACTTTTACATACCAGTTAGAGGTAATGATTCATCTACTAAGATTGAACCAACTAAAGGAATGGATTATAATGGTATTGAAGACGTAGCATACTTAAGAGATAAGTTATTTGCTGCTTTAAAAGTACCTAAAGCATTTATGGGTTATGAAAAAGACTTAACTGGTAAAGCAACTTTAGCAGCAGAAGACATTCGTTTCGCTCGCACAATTGATCGTATTCAACGTATTATATTATCAGAATTAAACAAAATAGCGTTAGTTCACTTATATACTCAAGGATATAGAAACGAAGGTTTAACAAACTTTGAATTAGATTTAACTACTCCTTCTATCATTTATGATCAAGAAAGAATTGCGTTAATGAAAGAAAAAGTAGATTTAGCTCGCAATATTATTGAAACTAAAATATTACCTACTGACTGGATTTATGATAATGTATTCCATTTAAGTCAAGATCAATTTGATGAATACCGTGATTTAATCGCTGAAGACCAAAAACGTATCTTTAGAATGAAACAAATTGAAAATGAAGGTAATGACCCATTAGAATCAGGTAAATCATATGGTACACCTCACGACTTAGCAGCACTATATGGCTCAGGTCGTTATGGAGCAATACCTGATGGATATGGTGATGATCTTGATTTAGGTCGTCCTAAAGAAAAAGCATCTACTATTGGTACTCAAGATAATTACTTAGGTGTTGATAGATTAGGTAATAAAGGTATGAAGAAAGGTGATGACACTGGTGAAGATAAATCATTAAAAAATAATTTTAAAGGTGGATCACCATTAGCATTAGAAAGTCTTCAAAAGAAAACATTACTTGAATCAATGGATAAAAAACTTGTATTTAAAAAAGATGATTCCTCGTTATTAGATGAATCTCAAATACGAGAATAACAACTTCATATATATTTATAGATAAATTATTGCTAAAGTGAATATAAAACACTCAAAGTACAAAAATACTGGAATCCTTTTTGAATTGTTAGTACGACAAATCACAGCCGATACCTTATCTGGTAAGGATTCACCAGCAACAACAATTCTTAAGAAATATTTTACTAAAACTGAATTAGGTAAAGAATATAAGTTGTATGAAAATTTCTTTAAATACACTAACATTAGTGAGGCTAAAGCAAACATGATTTTAAATACACTTGTTGAAAGTTCTAAACACTTAAATCGTTCAACTCTTAAGAGACAAAAATATAATCTTATTAAAGAGATAAAAAATCACTATAATTTAGAAGATTTCTTTAAAATGAAATTACCTAATTATAAAGCACAAGCTTCATTATTTACTTTATTTGAAGTATATAATAGTGAAAACTTATCAAATCCAACTCAAATTATTGAGAATAAAACATCTCTTTTAGAATATTTAACTCAATCTACTATTGATAAAAAAGAAGTTAAAAACAATATTTTAGAAGAAT